GCATGATGCCCAGCCTTGGGACTGTTCGTCCTACAATCACGCTGTGTACGTCTTAGACAGGGCAACACCGTGCCCTTGGCTGGCAAAGATAGATGGTAATATGTACCCTGCAAAGTATATGTTCACTGTTGATTACTCTGAGAGCGAGATAGCAGATGATCCAGCGCAGCATAAGCAAAGTCATGTCATGCAGCTTTTAGATGCTGGGGAATGGACTGGTAACGTGGTGGCACTGCCTAACAATCGTGTAAGGGTTACTCATCCTGCATGGTTTGAGACTGGCACTGGTGCCCCAGACTTCAAGCCATCTCAACATATACACTATTCAAAATCCGATTTAGACTATACTATGGATGTCAACAAAATATTTGATAACTTATATCAAGAGGAGAATTAAAATGGGCGTTGAAGATGTTAAGCCAAAAGCGCGGCCAAAAGACCTTGAGAAGGCGGCAAAGAAAAAACGTATGGCTGAAGAAAGGCGTACAGAAAAAAGAATTATAAAAGCATCTGGTCGCAGAAGAACTAGAGATCACAATGCGGAACCCAAACAAGACATTAAAAGCGCACTAGGGTTGGCTGGTGGCGGCAAGGTATGCCGTGGCATGGGCGCTGCCACTCAAGGTGGCAAGTTTAGAATATCATAAGGGAAAGTTCAAATGAACTATTCAGAACTGACGCAAGCGATCAAAGATTATACGGAGAACACAGAGAGTACCTTTGTGACCAATATTCCTAACTTTGTGCGTCAGGCTGAAGAGCGGATCTTTAGGGATATCACTATTCCAGAGCTACGCAGGAATGTCACAGGCGATGTAAGCGCTGGGAATAAGTATGTTGCGAGGCCTGATGACTTTCTAGCCACGTTCTCTTTGGCTATTATTAGTGGTACAACGTACACATATCTTTTGGACAAAGAGGTAAACTTTGTGCGGGAAGCATATCCTGACACTACGGTGCAGGGACTTCCACAGTATTACGCAATATTTGATGGAGACACCGCCACAGGTAATGGTAACTTTTTGCTTGGCCCTACTCCTGATGCAGCATATGAATTAGAGTTGCATTACTATTATGACCCACCTTCTATTGTCACTTCTGGCACATCTTGGCTTGGTGACAATGCGGAAGCGACATTGCTTTACGGATCTCTTATAGAGGCGTATACATTTATGAAGGGTGAAGGTGATATGGTTCAGTTGTATAACGAGAGATATTCATCAGCCCTTATCAATATGGCTTCTTTGGGTGCCAAGTTGAGAACTGACACATACAGGCGACCTGCCGCGTAGGAGATAAGGTATGGCAATAATTCAAACAACATGTACGTCTTTTAAGCTTCAGCTTTTACAGGCAGAGCATGACTTTGATGCACATACGTTTAAGATAGCTTTGTATTCAAACGCGGCTTCTTTGGGTGCGGATACAACCGTTTATAGTACAGCAAACGAAATAACCAATACAACTGGAACGGCATACACTGCGGGGGGCAAGCCGTTGACAGTGACATCTACATTTCCAAAGACCTCTGGCACAACTGCTATTGTGGACTTTGATAATATTTCATGGACTGACGCAAGCTTTACAGCAAGGGGGGCGCTGATCTATAACTCAAGTGCTTCTAATAAAGCTGTTGCTGTGTTAGACTTTGGAAGCGACAGGGTTGCTAGTGATAGTACCTTTGAAATACAATTCCCCGTAGCGGATGCCACATCTGCTATAATTCGCATAGCATGATAGGAGTTATCTAAATGGCGAGCTTTAACAAAGTAAACGATTTTGTGGTAAACGCAGTCCACAATATGGATTTAGAAAGCGACCAGCTTGCGGTTGCTCTAACAAATACTGCGCCGGGAAGTGAATCAAGCAACCCAACCGCGGATGGTAACGGAATTGTTGGTAATCTTACACAGATTAGCTACAGCAATGTGTCTTCTCGCAACCTGACTACAAGTTCATCATCACAGTCTAGTGGTGTATATAAATTGGTTGTTGCAGATCTTACGCTCACTGCTTCTGGCACGGTTGGTCCCTTCCGTTACATCTATATCTTTGATGATACGGTTACTTCTCCAGCAGATCCAATTATTGGGTATTATGACTATGGCACTTCATTGACGCTGAACAACGGTGATACCTTCACCTTAGACTTCAGCCCAAGCAACGGTGTCATCCAGCTAACATAAGGCATTATCATGGCGAAGCTCTTTAACAGAGCCAAGATGACAACCAGTACCACAGGTACTGGCACAATCTCACTTGGCAGTGCGTCTGTGGGGTTTCAGAGTTTCGCGGATGCTGGGGTTAGCAACGGTGACGTAGTTCAGTATGTCATCGAAGAAGTAAATAACTTTGAAATAGGCACCGGTACATATACCGCTTCTGGCACAACCCTTACAAGGACTGTGCAGGAAAGTTCAAACTCAGATAATGCCATCAACCTTGCAGGGAATGCGGTTGTTTTTATCAGCGCAGTAGCCAGTGACTTAAACATCTTGCAAAATGCAGGGTCCACCAAGGTTGCAGCTACCGCTTCTGGTGCCACGGTTACAGGTAACTTGTCTATTACGGGCACCGTTGACGGGCGTGATATCGCAGCGGATGGTGTAAAATTAGATACTGTAGAAACCAATGCCGATGTGACGGATAGTGCAAATGTAGGTTCTTCTTTAACAGGTTTTTCTACGGGCACCGATGCGGTTTCTTCTGATCTTATTCCTGTTTACGATGTAAGCGCCTCTGCTTGGGAAAAACAAACGATTTCTAATGCAGCTTTGCAAGGCCCGACTGGACCTACTGGCCCTACAGGCGGCGATGGTTCAACGGGTCCGACAGGTCAAAAAGGTCAGAAGGGCGAGGTGGGTAATACAGGGGGCGATGGTCCAACGGGTCCGACAGGCCCCCAAGGTCAGAAGGGTCAAAAAGGACAGACTGGCGCTACAGGTCCGACAGGTTCAACTGGCCCCACAGGCCCAACAGGTTCAACAGGTCCGACAGGTCAAAAGGGCCAAAAGGGTGAAGTAGGTAGTACAGGGCCAAACGGTCCAACGGGTCCGACTGGTGGCGCTGGCCCGACTGGTCAGAAAGGGCAGAAGGGCCAAACAGGAAGCACTGGCTCTACAGGTGGTACTGGCCCGACTGGCCCAACGGGTCCAAACGGGCCTACAGGGCCTACAGGCGGTACAGGGCCAACAGGACAAAAAGGCCAGAAGGGCCAACAAGGAGAATTTCCATCTGGTACTAAGATGCTGTTTCAGCAAACGTCTGCTCCTACAGGTTGGACAAAAAGTACATCGCATAACAACAAGGCTCTGCGTGTAGTGACTGGATCGGTTAGCAGTGGTGGTAACAGCAGCTTCACTACGATTTTTGCCAACAGAACGAGTGGCTCTACCTCAGCAGGCGGTACGGTTGGTAGTCACACCCTTACTACATCTCAAATGCCATCTCACAGTCACGTTCAAGGTTTTGCAGGATTAAACTCAACTGCATCTTTTGGTGTGTCGAGTACGGGATCTGTTGGTAACGTCAACAGCCAAAACGGAATTTCTACCAGTAATCACGCAAATACATCTAGTGTGGGTGGTGGCTCTTCTCACAACCACAGTTTTTCTGGTTCTTCGCACACTCACTCATTGGATATGCGTGTTCAATACGTTGACCTTATTATCGCTACTAAGGACTAAACATGAAGATTGAGAGTAAAGATCTCTGCCCATTGAATGACTTTAATCAGTGCAGACAGCTTGACTGCGCTTGGTTCATCCAGCTTCGTGGCAGCAACCCTAACACGGGAGAGGATGTAGATGAGTGGGGGTGCGCTATAGCGTGGCAACCGATACTTTCTATTGAAAACTCCCAGATGCAAAGGCAGACGGGGGCGGCTGTCGAGAGCCTTAGAAATGAAATAGTAGGCGCTTCTCATAATTTAGAGGCATTAGGCCAAGCGAACATGAAGGAGATCCAACAGTGAAGCTGACAGTGGTAGCAGATGATAGCACGGTTTTGGTTGATGGGGTCCACGCAGAGATAGACCTTACTGCAATAGCCATTCCCAATAACTTGCATGCACTGCAATGGGATGGCTCGACGGGTCATATTGAGTACAAAGATGTCGAAAATGAAGACATAAGTTCCCTCCCCTCTTGGGCTTCTGACTGTGTCACGGCACACGTTGCAGCCATTGCTGCAATAGAGGCAGATACCCTTACCCCAGAAGAGTTAGTTCGCATTGAGCGGGATTTTAGGTTGGCAGAGACGGATTGGTGGGCGGTTTCTGACCGCACCATGACCGCAGCGCAATCATCTTATCGTCAAGCACTTCGTGACATCACAGGGCAATCAAGTTTCCCAAATAATATAACATGGCCGACTAAGCCAAGTTAATTTATTCAACTAGAGTAAGGCAGTATCATGGCAAAGCTTTTCAATAGAGCCAAGATGACAACCAGCACTACGGGTACTGGGACAATTACTCTGGGAAGTGCATCTGCTGGTTTTCAGAGCTTTGCAGCCGCTGGTGTAAGCAACGGCGATGTGGTGCAATATGTTATTGAAGAAGCAAACAATTTTGAAATAGGCACTGGCACATACAGCACTTCTGGCACAACTCTTACAAGAAACGTCCAAGAAAGTTCAAATTCAGATAACGCGATTAGTCTCGCGGGAAATGCGGTTGTTTTTATTAGTGCGGTAGCTAGCGATTTAAATATTTTGCAGGATGCGGGGTCTACTAAAGTTGCAGCGACATCTTCTGGTGCTACAGTTACAGGTAATATAGCTGTATCAGGCACCGTGGATGGACGCGATATCGCCACGGATGGTACGAAGTTAGATACTGTAGAAACAAATGCTGACGTAACCGATAGCTCTAACGTGGGGTCTTCCCTTACTGGTTTCGCTACGGGTACAGATGCTGGTTCTTCTGATCTAATCCCCGTTTATGATGTAAGTGCATCTGCTTGGGAGAAGCAGACTATTGCTAATGCCGCGCTTCAAGGTCCAACGGGGCCTACTGGCCCCACAGGTGGTACAGGGCCGACAGGCCCAACTGGGCAAAAAGGGCAGAAGGGCGAGGTGGGCAATACAGGCCCCACAGGTGGTACGGGACCAACAGTCCCCTCCCCTCTCCCCTTCC